TACATGTTCAGAACAATACATATCTATCATTGTACCTTCTAGAATGTATGCGAGTGCTTTTAAAGACAAGGGTTTACATCCTAAAAACTTATCTAGGGCATTAGAAGATGGTGGAACGTTGACGTCAATTAAAGTAATGAAACACCAACTCATATATTAGTAAAAAATAACCCCTGTAACCTCGATAATATTAGGGTTTTTATAAGATGTTCCTTTTTTGAAATTATACTTAACTTCTTTAACAGTGCTGTAAACCATTTCTTCTTTTTGTTCCTCGGTCAATTTATGCCAATTCCCCAGCACCAGCTCTTTTATGTTTTTAAGCTCTTTGGGACTTTTTATTTTCTGATGTTCCTGAGCCTCAACTTGTTTGTAGTATTCATTGAGAACCTTTTTTGTATCTTCCATTCTTGCAAAAAACTCATCATCGGTCATTAAGTCCATTGACCAAGCCTCCTGATATTTCTGTCTTTGTTTCTCAATCTTTTTAACATCAATAACAGGTGTATTTTCTTGCTCCTCTTGCTTGCCGTAGTCATCAAATTCAGTGAATTTTAAATAATTTAGGAACGCTTGCTCAGCACGTTCTAGGCTAAACGTTATTTTATTCTCTTTAGGTTCTTTATTAGCTTTACACTTGTCACAATAATAGGTTCTATAGGTTTTTACGCCCTGAGTTTTTGTCTTTTTATGATGTACGTTAAGTGTAAGATTTACGCCACAAACATGACATTTGAACTTACCTCTAAAAATTGACGTGTGGTTAGAAGTTCCTACATTTGTTCTTTGTCTTAGCATATCCTGAATTATAGAATAGTCCTCATTGCTTATGAGTGCCTCGTGTGTGTCTTTTACCACTTCATCGTTATAAACACTATGACCTCTAGCTTGAGGCGATTTTAAGGCTCTTCTGACTTGCATAGGGTACCAGTTTTTCCCGTTAGGGTGCTTGTATTCAGAAGAGTTCAACTCATCAGCTATAGTGCTAGTGCCTGCACCCTCTTTGATACGTCTGACCATATAATGAAGAGCCTCAGCGTACTCGTTGGGGACGAGCTGGCCGTCAACCTTGTCGTAGTAAAAAGGAACTTTAGTCACGTTCATGCCTTTTTTAAATGCTGATTGCTTACCCATAGCAGTACGTTCGGCTATAGTTGAACGTTCCCATTCAGCCATAGCGCCTACAAGGGTCACGAATAATCTGCCCATAGCGCTAGAAGTATCATAAACCTCAGTAGCACTTCTAAAGGCCACGTTGTTTTCCTCAAAAGTATCTAAAAGGCCTAGTAGGTCACGAACATTACGAGTTAAACGGTCTAGTTTGTAGACGAGAACAAGGTCGAACTCTTTTATCCTATCTCTCATATCCTGTAAAGCTGGCCTATTCAGCGTACCACCTGAGACGCCAGGGTCGACAAACACCTCGTATTTTTCCCACCCGTTTATATCACAGAACGCTTTGAGGCGTCTCTCTTGCTCTTCTATAGAATAACCCTCATTGACTTGCTCTATTGTTGATACACGGCAATAAATTGCTACTTTCCTAATCATTCATATTTACCTCCTAGCATAAATGAGTACATACGTTCGGTATAAGTATTAAAATAAAAAAGCAGGAAAAGGCCTGCTCTTATTTGTTTGCAATCTCTTTTAATAGAGTGATGATTTCATCATTCTGACTGATGATACGGTTGTTTTGTTGCTTATGTTGGTCAAGCTCGTGAAGTAGTGCAAAATTCTGGTCTACTAAATCATTTAAAAAGCTGACTTTAAAAGCAGTACCGTCGTTTTTAGCTCCTGTAGCTAGCGTGTTAAACCATTTAAATCCGTTGCCGTATATTTGGCCATCTTTTAGCTTGTTAGCAATAGCTTGCGTCTCAGAGCTAAATGCAGTTAAGCCTTTCTTTTGAAAGTATCGAGGCAAGTTTGAAACATTGCTCTCAGTCTTAGCTGGCGCCTCGCTTTTAGCCTCTTTTTCAGACTTGAACGCAGTTCCTTTTTCCTTGTTATAACGTTTTATATACTCATCTTGATAATTGCTGAATATCCTCAAAATTTACCTCCTATTGTAGTTCAATAGCTATGCTCTCTTAGGAAATTAATGTAACTATCAGGTAATCTGTGCTGATACGAAGATAGGTGCTTTTCGAGACCTAAACTCATATGTCGTCTGAATTGATACATACAAACTCTGACAGCTTTAAAACTAAGGTTAAAAGCATTTGCTATCTCATAAGTACTTTTGTCCCTACAAGCATACCTCATATGTAGAGGGAAGAGCAACGCTCCAGCAAATGTATCAGCCTCAAATTCTTCACGGGTATAGATAGAGTTAGACCCTGTAGTGTCATAAATAGATGTTCCTTGATGCCCCATCTTAATATGACCATATTCATGAGCTAGTGTAAAACGTGCTCGTTTAATATATTTAAGTGTGTTGTAGACAACTACTGCTTTATTACCTTTACGAAAATGAAAGGCCTCATCTGATTGGCCGACCCCAGCCACTTCAGATAGGCTTACTCCTGTAATACGAGCGAACTCAAAGAAAGTTAAAAGTTCGACGTCAGGGTCGCCCTCTATCATTTCTCTAATAGGGACAGGAAAGTCATTAGACTTTAAAATCTCGTTAGCTTTTTCCACTGCGTTGATGAACGCCTGGTTTTCTTCATAATTCAAAAAAGAACCTCCCAATAAAACATGTAAAACTATTTATCGTCTTTTGTCATTTCGTCCCAATTCTCAAAAAAGGCCTCAAAAACTTTGATAGCTTTTTTCCTATCTTCTTCGCTCATATTCTGAGCAGCCCTTTGCATTATACGAATGTCTTGCGATACCTTAATATCTTCTGCACTTACGTCATCATCAGCCAAAAACTCTAAAGAGACATCGAAATAACGAGCAACTTTTCTTAGATTTTCAACACTAGGACTACTCTTCTGCCAGCGTTTAATCTGACCGTTGGAAATTCCTATTTGTTTCTCTAATCCTGAAATGGAGATTCCCTCTTTATCACATAAACTTTTGATTTTTTCATATAAGTTCAAAATTTTTTTCTCCTTTTTGAGCACCGTCCTGACAACGTTTAGAGAATTTGCTAACAATTAATTAGCGAAAAATCTAAATTTTAGCATTGCATTTTAGCTAATTCTCTATTATAGTAAGACACGTGCTATTGATTAGCTCATCAAAACAGTAAACGAATAATTCAGTTAGCCAAACTTTTAAATATTCTTGCGAAAGCTGTTTTGAAAGCAATTATAGTGCGTATAACAAAACCTTATCAATATAAAAATGAAGAATCAGCCAACGGGACAAGTCTGTCTTATTAGCTAATTACTACATTTTTAATATTAGCATATTAGCTAATTTAGGTAAAGAGTTTTTGTGACATTTTAGATAAAAAGATAAGGAGGTGCAAAATGAGAGACTTCGAGAACTTTGTTCGTAAGGAACTGAAAAAACGAGATGTTTCACAGCAACAGCTTGCGTGGGACTTAGGAATTTCGGCACCGTACCTGAGTGACATATTGAACAAACGCAGAAAGGCTCCGAAACAAAGAGATAGAATTTTAGAGTACCTAAACAAAAAACCTATAAAGGAGGAACAAAATGCAACAGCAGGAAACTAACCAAGCGCCACAACGAGTGCCACAGAGAGTAGTTCGTTACTGGTACGACTATATGAAAGCAAGAGGTGTCATCTGATGAAAACATTAGTACAAAGTTTTTACACACTAACTTTATCAATTTCAATCGGTTTAGTAGTAGCCATGCTATCTGACATATTTATTGGGGTGGTAGCAGCAATGACAACCGGTTTTGTAACTGAATTGACATTCTCAGAAATGGAAGAAAACAAAAAAGGCCTCACTCGCTCCAACGAGTAAGACCGAAGTAATTTGAAATAAAAGTGTATGTACATTGTAAAACAAAATAGGAGGTAGCGCAATGTTAGAAAAAATTATGGCAGAAATCAGAGACGAGCTTAAACGTTCTAACGATTTGAAATCTAAACAGATGCAGGACTTCACGAACACAGCAGAGGAGCCAGCAGGCTGGACCCAGTTGCCAGCCGAAGAGCGTGAAGAAGAGACACCAGCTAAGGAAGAGCCTAAAGAAGAGGCACCAGCAACAGCTGAGGCACCTGACGAGGCTACATTCAAGAAAGCTATTGCTCAAATCATCAAAGGTGGTACAGCAGAACAGAAAAGTGCTGTTAAACAAATGATTAAAGACGTAGGCGCAAGCAAAGTAAGCGACGTTAAAGCTAACAAACGTCAAGAAGTCATGGATAAAATCGAGGCGCTGTAATGAGCAACCTAAACCACGCCAACCGAAAACACGCATACTTGTCAGCAAGTAGTGCCAATCAATGGCTGAATTGTCCTCCCAGCATTAAAGCAAGTGAGGGCGTGGGCGATAAAACAACAGCATTTGCAGAGGAGGGCACATTCGCTCATGAGCTGTCAGAGTTGTATTTCAGCAACTTATATGAAGAGCTGAGCGACAAAGATTTTAAACAGCAGCTAGAAGAGCGTAAGAAAAACGAATACTACTCAGAAGAGTTAAGAGAGTACGTTGAGCAGTACGTCGATATTGTAGAGGAAAAAGTCAACGAGGCAAGAGCTCAAGACGAGCCTATCTTGTTTTTTGAACACAGACTTGACCTCACACGATATGTGCCCGAGTCATTCGGTACAGGCGACGTAATCATCTATTACAACGGCACAGTTGAGATTGTAGACCTCAAATTCGGCAAAGGCGTCGAAGTGTCAGCCCTTAACAATCCACAATTAAGGCTGTACGGGCTAGGTGCCTATGAGCTACTCAAAGACTTTGAGGACATTCACACAATCAAGACAACAATTATACAGCCGAGATTGCACAACGTATCATCTGAAAGCATGACAGCTGACGACTTAGTCAGTTGGGGGCTTAACGTAGTTAGGCCTCAAGCCTTGAAAGCCATTGAGGGCAAAGGCGAGTTTCAACCAGGCAACCATTGCCGATTTTGTAAGATACGCCACTCATGCAGAGCTAGAGCAGAGGCAAACTTGAACGCCAGCAAAGAGCTGACGACCCCAACGACGCTCACTGACGACGAGCTTGCTGAGCTACTTCACAAACTGCCTGATATTAAACGCTGGGCTAGTGATGTTGAAGAGTATTGCAGAGAACAGGCGCTAGAGAACAATCGTAATTTTGATGGCTGGAAAGTGGTCGAGGGCAGAGCAAGCAGAAAATATGTTGATAACGAACAAGTTTTTGAAAGGCTCAAGGAGCACTACGACCCTAATGAAATATCAGAAACAAAAGTGTTAAGCATATCTAAACTAGAGAAACAAATCGGCAAGAAGAAAGTCGCTGAGTTATTAAGCGACCTAGTAGAAAAGCCTCAGGGCAAACCGACGCTAGTGACTGAGGACGACAAACGTCAACCTATCACAGACAGTGCTGAAAGTGATTTTACTGAGTTTATTAATAAATAAAAGGCTACGGCCATTAATACTATATTATGCAACAAATCAAACTATATTATAAATAAATCTTAATACTATATTATGCAACAAATCAAACTATATTATAAATCAAATTTAAAGGAGTTTTTCACAATGGCAGAACAATTAAAAACAAGAGTAATGGTATACGCAAGAGCGAGCTACGCACACATTTTTGAGCCTCAAGCAATCAATGAGGGCGACGAACCTAAGTACAACGTGAGCTTAATTATCGACAAAAATGACGAGAAGTCAATCAACAATATCAAAAAAGCAATTGAGAACGCTAAGCAAAACGGTAAGGAAAAATTCGGTGGCAAGATACCTGCAAACCTTTCAACGCCTTTACGTGATGGCGACACAGACAGAGAGGACGACGAGGCTTATCAAAATGCTTACTTCTTAAATGCTAAGACGAAACGTAAACCTCAAGTATTAGACATGGACGGTCAACGTACTGACGACCCTGACGAGGTTTACAGTGGTTGCTATATCCGAGTAACAATTAACTTCTACCCTTATGCTGTATCAGGAAGTAAAGGCATTGCGTGTGGATTAGGCAATATCATGAAAGCTAAAGACGGCGAGCCGTTAGCTGGTGGAGGCGCTAAAGCTGAGGACGAGTTCGCAGAGTTTATCGACTTCGACGCTGACCTAGATGAAATGTTCGACTAAAAACAGCGTAGGAGGTTAGCATATGACAGTAATGCACATTGATATTGAAACTTACAGTAGTTACAACTTGAAAGATACAGGGGTTTATCGGTACGCCGAGGCTCCTGACTTTGAAATATTAATCATTGCTTTTTCTATTGATGGCCAGCAAGTACAGGCTATTGATATGCACGACATAGATGACAGATTGTACAAACAATTTAAATGGCATTTACTCGACCCAGCAGTCGAGAAACGAGCTTTCAATGCGTCATTTGAGCGTGTTTGTTTAGCAAAACATTTCAGAACAGCAATGCCACCTGACGAGTGGGCTTGTGACATGGTCGACGCAACTCGTGTTGGCTTACCAGCCTCACTTGAAAAATGTGCAGAGGTGCTGGAAGTAGACGCACAAAAAGACAAAGCAGGTAAGGCCTTAATCAGATATTTTTCAGTTCCTTGCAAACCGACAAAAGTGAACGGTGGCAGAACTCGAAACTTACCTGAACATGACACAGAGAAATGGCAACAGTTTATTGATTACTGTATTAAAGACGTTGAGGCTGAAATGGCCATCGGCGAAGAAATATCAGACTTTGAGGTGCTACCTAGTGAGCAGGAATTGTGGACGATTGACCAACACATAAATGACAGAGGCGTTCACATTGACCGTCAGCTCATGCTGGGGGCTTATGAACTAGATAAAATCAGCCAGGCGCAACTCGCAGAACAAGCTCAAAAGCTGACAGGGCTCGACAACCCTAATAGCCAGCAACAACTCATAGCATGGTTTCACGAGCAAGGCGTTGAGATTGAGAACTTGCAAAAGAAAACAGTCGGCGAGTACCTAGAGAAAACCTCAGGCAGAGCTCACAAGATGTTAGAGCTGCGACAGCAAATGAGCAAGACCAGCGTAAAGAAATACAACAAAATGTATGACATGGCATGTGAGGACGACCGTATAAGAGGCATGTTCCAATTCTTCGGAGCAGGTACAGGCCGATGGGCAGGCAGGGGGGTTCAAATGCAGAACCTCACTAAACACAAAATGACTGATGAAGAGCTAGACATAGCAAGAGAGTCAATCAAACAGCAGGACTTTGACTGGTTAGACCTAGCACTTGATTACAACTATCAGGATATACTCAGCCAGCTTGTCAGAACGACATTCACAGCAGAGCAAGGGTATCAGCTAGCTGTCAGTGACTTCTCAGCCATTGAGGCACGAGTCATTGCATGGTATGCAGGCGAGCAGTGGCGCTTAGATGTGTTCGATACTCACGGCAAGATTTACGAGGCGTCAGCGTCTCAGATGTTCGATGTTCCTGTAGAGAGTATCGGCAAGGACAGCCCTTTGAGGCAAAAAGGAAAAGTGTCCGAGCTTGCACTAGGTTATCAAGGAGGCGCAGGCGCCCTCAAATCAATGGGAGCCTTAGACATGGGCATTGCTGAGGACGAGCTCAAGCCCCTAGTTGATAGCTGGCGAGAGGCAAACCCTAATATCAAGTCATTTTGGTATAACTGTCAGAACGCAGCAATCAAAGCTATTCGCAGTGGTAAGCCACAAATGGCAAACGGGGTTAAGTTCTACAAATACCGTGACCACTTAATACTAGAGTTGCCAAACGGCAGAAATATCGTATATAGAGACGCAAAGACAGCACAGAACAGCTGGGGCTCAACAGTCGTTGAGTTTCAAGGCTTAGACATAAATCGTAAATGGACGACAGTTAAAACATATGGAGGCAAGCTGGTCGAGAACATTGTACAAGCTACAGCAAGAGACCTGTTGGGCGTATCAATGGCAAGGCTCGAGAAACAAGGTTACAAGATAGTGGCTCATGTGCACGATGAACTTATTCTCGAAGTACCTGACGACGGGCACGACCATTTGAAAGATATAGAGGATATTATGAGCCTGCCTGTTGATTGGGCTGAGGGCTTGAACCTAAACAGCGACGGCTTTGTGAGTCCGTTCTATATGAAAGACTAAAGGAGGCAAAACATGGGCGCACTAGATGGTGTGAGCGAGTGGGGCACTTACAAGGTGCCTGTCAAGCTCACTGTTGAATATGACGCAGAGGTTACAGTCACAGCGAACAATTATGACGATGTATTAGAAAAAGTAGACGAATATATAAGCGAATATTATGACGACATGGCAAGCGACGTTATGGCCATGACAGGAAAATCAGATTTGAAGAAATGGGAGGAGCGATTTTAATGGCAATCAAAACAATATACACGCCTGAGGGCGAACATGAGCTCACAAGAGAGCAAGCTACAGCATTATGGAATAGAGGAATTACTTTCGCACAGGTGCAGCAGCGTATTGATGAGGGTTGGGACTTTATGGACGCTATCCTGTTAAGCAAAAATTACTACATGTATGAGGGCGACATTTGCCTCAGATATTCAGATAACATTAGAGTGCTCTACATTCCGTTATATGTGATTGACCGTATCGGAATAGATTACAACGATACAGGCCGACTATTCTATAACTTGAGCATGGGAAAGAGTTTGAGAAACGCAGTATCTAACATGAACAACGGTTTGCTTGATAGAAAACTATCACAAGAGCTTGAGGCTGTTGACGACACAGAGCTAGTGAAAGACAGACAAGTCGCACGTATGCGCAGTAAGGCAAGAGCCAACGAGAGCAAACGTCTAGCAAGAGCTGAGAGAGCTAAACAGCGTGACAAGGAACGCAGACCTCACATGTACGACGGCACGCCTCAAAAACACACAAGAGGCGCATATACAGAGTATTTAATGCAAAATGACATATTCCCTAAGGTGGTTAAATAGATGACAAGAATACACATGCTAAATATTGGCGACATTGTTTCTTTTGAATACCCTGTCGACTCAGGCGAAGAGACTACAGCAGAAGTGACTGAACTACACTACGATGTTAAGAGCGCAACGGTTTACGATGGAACTGAAACGTATCACATAGACGACTCACTGAAAATCACAGTGCTGACACCAGCAGAGGTCGCTAAAGAGAGACATTATCAGAGCAACACAGATAACGGCATAGACCTTATAGACTTTTGGCATATGCAAATGACACCGGAAGAGTTTCAAGGGGCTATGAAGTCGCAAATAAGCAAATATGCTGTACGTTTAGGTCGTAAAGATGACCCTGTAAAAGAGCTTAATAAGATTATAGATTATTCAGAACGCTATAAAGAGAAATTACAGCAGGGGGCTAAGTAAATGACTAAAACAATCTACATTGCAGGCGACATGCTAAGTCATGGCCAGCAGCTACGCCGAGCTTATGAGAAATCAGCATTTAAGCAATTAGGCTATGAGGTCTACAACCCTCAGGACGACAAGAGTATTAATGACAAATCAAGCGCAGACCAGCAAGGACTGGCAGAGCGTATTGTGGAAAACGACACAAGAGGTATTGAGAACACAGACATTATCGTGCTGGACTATTTAACACACGCACAAGGTACTATATGCGAACTGGGGTACATTCAGAAATTGAAAAGAGAGAAACCTGAGCTTGAGGTATATGTGCACTGTACAGATGTCAGACAAGGCACTGGCCACATTCCCACTGAGCAGGACAGAGCAGAGTTCTCAATCAATCAGTACGTTTACGGCGTGATTTTAGAAGTGACTGAGGGTAGAGGCGTTCAGGACTTTGAAGAAATAAGGGAGGAGCTGAGTGTCAGTGCAAATAAATGAAATAGCTGAAAAACTAGAAGAATTTGAAAAAGAAATGCTCAAACTCAAGAAACGCAACAGGCAACTCGAAGAACTGGCACGAGCTCAGCAGGAAAGACTCAATAATATTTATGAGGCGTCGGCTAAGGCTCAATATGAGGCTAGTTTGTGGCGTAAACGCTTTGAGGCTGTTGAGAGTTACGTTGCTTTAAAACTTGAAATGACGCCAGCAAGCGCTCCATACATGAGAGTCATGCTTGAACTTAAAGAGCTAAAGAAAAGAGAGCTACATGAACTATATCAAAACAGCGTTAGAGGCTAAGGGCGTGAAAGCGTCAATCATAAGGAGGAATAGCAAAATGGAAAACATGCAAACATTAGTAGAAAACATAGAAGATTGGTCAGTAGATAAAGGGTTAAACAATTCAGACCCTAACAAGCAAATGCTTAAAGTAGTCGAAGAGATTGGCGAGTTAAGTCAAGGCTTAGTAAAAGATGACAGAGACCAAGTTATCGACAGCATAGGCGACGCAGTTGTGACACTTGTCATATTATCTCAACAGCTAGGCTTAACGCTTGAGCAGTGCACAGCGTACGCATACAACGAGATTAAAGACCGTAAAGGCGAAATGCGCAACGGTTCATTTATCAAGGAGGCTGACCTGTAATGACTGATTTAATCAATGCAGTTTTTCACGGCATAACTATCGCATTACTACTGTTACATTTTGTAGACGTTAAACATCAAGCAAAAATCAATAAAATGCAAAATCGCAGAATAGATAATCTTCAAAGAAAAGTCAAGGAGCTTGAGGAGGGCAAATAATGACAGAAAATAACCTATATACATTTAAAGCAAATTGCTACGGCGTAGTAGACGGCGACACAATTGATGTGATGATTGATTTCGGATTCGATATTTGGGGGGACAGACGATTGAGATTATTGAACGTTGATACGCCTGAACGAGGACAAGATAATTACACAGAGGCTACTGAGTTTGTGAAAGATAAAGTGTTTAATCACGATGTGCTGGTGCAGACACACAAAGATGACAATTTCGGTCGTTACTTAGCAAATGTTTATTACCTAGATGGCACAGAATATAGACTGCTTAATGATGAGATTAAAGAGAGTGGGCTAATAAAACCAAATTCTAAATGGAATGAGGATTGATGGCGAGTGAGCACAAGAACAGTACAAGAGCTAGAGGACAAATACAACCTAGCAAGACACTACACAACGAAACTGAGAGACCCTAAGAGGCTGAAAGCATTACAAATGCGACTAGGCCTCAGCACTGAGGACATGAACCTAATAGAGCAAGTTATTAAAGATGACAGCGATATCGTACCAAACGACTTTGCTGACCATGAGCACATAGATATAAACGATTAGAGAGGAGCAAAACAGCCATGCACGAATTAGACAATATTACGCCATTAGAGCAGCTGCAATACGATGGTAAAGTGACATATGCACAGGCGACAAGCAGGCTATCAAGCTATTGGCGTAACACTGAGAAGAGCTGGAGCGAATTATTGCAAAAGCTCTCAGTGACTACTAGAACACAGGAAACTATCGCAGAATACAACACAATGAAAAAGGCTGAACAATCAGAAATTAAAGACGTGGGAGGTTTCGTCGGAGGTTATCTCAAAGAGGGCAAACGCCGTAAAGGCTATGTGATGAACCGTTCAATGCTGACGCTAGACATTGACTTTGCTGACGAGAACATGGACGAAATTATCGAAATGTTTTTCAGTCACGCCTATGCTGTGTACTCAACACATAAGCATAGAGCTACGACGCCACGCCTGCGCTTTGTTGTTCCACTTAAAAGGCACGTTAACGGCGACGAGTATGAGGCTGTAGCACGTAAGGTCGCAGAGTCAATCGGCATTGATTACTTTGATGATACAACCTATCAGCCACACAGACTCATGTATTGGCCAAGTACCAGCGCCGACGCTGAATATTTGTTCACGTACCAGGACGCACCTTTCATTGACCCTGACGACGTGCTGGCTGAGTACAAAGACTGGAAAGACCCTCTCGAGTGGCCATATTCAGAACGTGAAACAGCAAGCTACAAACGCTTAGCTGATAAGCAAGGCGACCCACACAATAAACCAGGTATCGTTGGTGCGTTCTGTAGAGCCTACGACATACACGACGTAATCGAGCATTACTTATCTGACGTCTATGAGCAATATGACGACACACGTTACACATATGTAGGGGGCTCAACAGCTGGGGGCTTAGTTATCTATGAGAATGGCAAGTTCGCCTATTCCCATCACGGCACAGACCCAGCAGGGGGCGAGCTATGCAACAGCTTTGACCTATTACGTGTACATAAGTTCGGTATACAGGACGAAGAGGCGCCCGAAGATACACCAATCAATCGCTTACCATCTTACATTTCAATGCAGAAACTCGCACAGAACGACGGCGAAGTTAAAATCAACATGATGATGGAAACATACGAGGCTGAGGACGATTTCAGCGACTACATTGACAAGGCTGAACGTGACGAGCGTCGTGAGCACTACAAATGGGCGACACAGCTCGACGTGGATAAACAAGGTAATGTGCTGGCCACAACGCCTAACATTGGCTTAATCCTACGCCATGATGACAAGCTAGCAGGCAAGATTGCCTATGATGAATTTAACAATCGCTTGAGCATATTAGGCTCAACGCCGTGGCGCAAAGAGGACACAGTGAGCTATTGGCGTGACGCTGATGACGCAGGCCTGCGCATATACTTAGAGCAGGAGCACGGTATCTACAATAGAAGTAAAACAGATGACGCTGTGAACGAAATCGCTACAGAGAACAAGTTCCACCCTGTTAGAGATTACCTTGACGGGCTAGAGTGGGACGGTGTCGAAAGATTAGACACGTTATTCATTGATTATTTAGGCGTGGAAGATACAGAGCTCAACAGAGCTGTGACGAGAAAAGCCTTTACGGCTGGTGTTGCACGTATTTACCAGCCTGGCATTAAGTTCGACTACATGACGACGTTATACGGTGGTCAAGGTCAGTACAAATCAACAGTATTGCGCAAAATGGGTGGCGCATGGTTCAGTGAGTCACTTACAAGCGTGACAGGCAAAGAGGCCTATGAGGCATTGCAAGGCACTTGGCTCATTGAAATGGCTGAGCTAGCTGCTACTAAAAAAGCAGAGGTTGAGGCGATTAAGCACTTTATAAGTAAACAAGTCGACTCATTCCGTGTAGCTTACGGCCGACATGCTGAGGACTTCCCTCGTCAATGTGTTTTCTTCGGAACAACGAACAAAATAGATTTCTTACGTGATGAAACGGGAGGGCGTCGTTTTTGGGCGTTAGCCGTAGATAAGCGCAACGCTAACAAGAGCATTGAGGAGCTAGATGACGCTAAGCTCGTAGGTCAGATGTGGGCAGAGGCGAAACAACGCTACAATGACGGCGAAAAGCTGTACTTGCCTAGTCACTTAGAGGACAAAATGGGCGAGCGTCAGGCCGTACATACAGAGGAAAGCGTGTATCAAGGTATCGTTGAAGAGTTTATCGACACGCCTATCCCTTACACACAGGACTACAGCTGGCGTGACTTAGACCTAGACACGAAACGTGCTTATATTCAGTCAGGCAATCCTGATGTACTACCTCAAGAGCCAGCAGGTTATGAGTACAGAGACCGTATTTGTGTATCTGAGGTGTGGTGTGAATGTTTAGGAAAAGACAAAGGTAATTTCCCTAGAATGACTCAAACTGAATTGAAATCAGTGCTAAAAAGTCTAAAAGGTTGGGAACCTTATACGGGAAATAATCGAGGTAGATTAAGATTTGGCTTAGGATATGGAGCTCAAAAAGCATTTTCAAGGGTTGAAAACGAGTAAAATTACATGATTACTGCGTTGCCACCCGTTGCCCTGCTTTTTGGAGTTGGGACACGGGGCAAGCCCTTGAGCCTGTAAGGCTGGGAGGCTAGCGTTGCCCTCGTTCCATAAAAACGGCCATCTTCTCAAAAACCACTCACAGGCAATTTTCTGCGTTGCCCTGCTTTAGGGACACGCAGCCAAAACTGCGTTGCCACCCGTTGCCACGCGTTGCCCTGATTAGCACGTCTGGGCAACGGGCTCAGCCCTTATATGTCAAGGGGTTAAGCCTTGCTGTGTCCCTCGTTCCATTTTTTTCTCTAATAGAGTTAAAATATAGTATAGGGAGTATATAGAGTGTAATATTACATAGCCTATTCCCTAACACGTATTTTTATAAGTTTGGAAATTATTTTTTGCGATTTTTGGGACACGCAAGGGTTGAGACTTAGAGGCGCAAGGGTTTAGGCCAGTTTCCATCGACTTTTTGAGGTGGAACGCAGGAATTTTGCATAAAATGTATAAAAAATGTTGTAATATTGGTACAAGTGATTTATAGTTTTAATTGTAGCCGACAGAGGCAAACGAAAACAAAGGAGTCAATAAAATGACAAACTTATACACTACAGAAGAAATCAAAGAAGTAATGAAAGAGCTAAACTTAACATGGGAGGACTTAGGATAATGAAATTCTTCATCGGGTTTATAACAGCAACGGTAATCATAGCGCTAACTTTAACAGGGGTGTACGCCTATAAAGAACTTAGACCAAACGAAAACGATAACGCACAAACAAAAGAACAGAACAACCAATCAAATGGAACGCCAGAACAACAAGTTGATAATGAACAAACAGCACCAGCACAGCAAGAGAATATTGAAAATGTAGAACAAACAGCACCGGCAACCATACCATCACACGAGAATGAAAATACAGAGAAACAGGACACGAGACAAGGCATGTCAGATAATCAGTATATACAGGAGCAATATAATGGATTAATAAAACATATGAAAGAGAGAGCAAGTCAAGGTGCTGACGCAGACGAGTTACACGAACTACAGTCACAACTAGATGATTATGCAACACAACATGCAGATGAACTAGACCTTGACGGAGGCTGGACACAATAATATTGACTAGGAGGTGTAGGCGATGGCTGATACTAAAATCAACACAGAGGCCACTCAGCGACTCACAGAGCGCATAAATGAAGTGTTAGGGTCAAACGTACCAGCAAACAGAATACAAGCTATAACAGGCTTACAGCGTTCCCTTATTACTAGACTGAGAAATGAAGAAATACAGCTCGAAAACGTAACATTTCAAAAAGCTATGACGCTATATGAATATGCTGACGAAATTCTAAAAGAGCAATAAAAGAGCCCAGCCTCAATTGAGGTTAGGCTCTTATTTTGGCGCTCCTATTTAATTAAGTTCGCCGTCATCTTCTAAACTTTCGTACCTTTCTATGAAATGCTCTACACAGTTTGAGCATGTTACTTTGCTTTCAGCACCAGCAGGAACATCAACCTCGATTAGAAGTTTCCCGCATGTATGACAACGACCTTTTATATCCTCGTCGTTTACGTCGATTACGTTTTCATTTGTGTAAATTAAATATTTTTCTATTTCGTTTTCCGTAAATTGTCTCATATTAGCGCTCCTTAACTTTCGTTGTATTTTAAACTCAATTAATAGTATAGAATATTTGCAGAAACTAAAACAGACTTGAAACACACAAAAACGCTCAGACCATGTATAGCAAGCAATGAAGTTGTTAGTGTTTCATAACATTAACGTCAGTATTCGTTCCTTGGAACACGTGTGGCGTATTTATTGCATCAACGCTAGGCGTATCGGTAATGGAATATGCACCATTTGCTATTGTGAATTACACTGTTCCTATAATTTCAGTCATTTTTG